TTAAGTTGCGTTAAGTGAGCCCGCGGCCTGGACCGCTCGGGCCATCGCTTCCTCGGTCGGCAGAAGGTCCTGGATGGCGACGCCGAGGCCCTTGGCGATGAGCGCCAGATCGTTCAGGTCGATGGGTTGTTTCCCGGTTCTCCGCACACTCAGCCACTGCTCCGTTCGCCCGATCCGGCGTGCGAGCTCGGACTGTTTGATGTTTTCACGGGCCATCGCGACTCGGATCTCGACGGCCACCAGCTGCGTGAGTGTCTTCGCGGAAACCTCAGGCATGATGCTCATGCGTCAAGTCTGATGATCCTTCGTCACCAAGTCAACCGAACGGACAGGATGGCACACCCATTGTTGACGCCTAACGCTATGAGTGAGAGTCTTCTCGTATGACGCAGGAAGCAACAGCGTTGACGACGGGTCTAACGCATCGCGTTGCGGCTGAGATCAGAGCTGAGCTAGCACGCCAGAAGATGAGCCAGAGAGAGTTCGCCCGCAAGCTCGGGATCGACCCCGCCCTGGTCAGCAAGCGGCTGGCTGTGGCGCCCGGACGCTCTTGGACCATCGACGAACTCGACAGCATCGCCGTCGTCCTGGACGTCCCCGTCGATCAGTTGCTGGCGAGCCCGGCGTTCCGCGCCACCGCCGCGTGACGACGTCGAGTTCGCGCCCCGGCGGTCCGACTCATCCGACGCCGACCGGCCCTCCGCCGACGTCGCCCCCACCGCCTCCGCCGCCGCCTCCGGCGCCGAGCCGGAGGCCCTGAAAGCAGTTGCGCCGCCCGGGGCTGGACCCCCGCGGCGGCGCGATCACCGGACAGACCAACCCTCTGAAGAAAGGCAAGTCCGATGACGTCTCTGACACTACCGGTCGCCGAGCACTACCACGCTGGTGGAAGTGCCGGGCCCGCCGGTGAGAACTCCGCCGAGTGCGCGTGTGGCGTCACGTACGCCGGGTTCGACACGCACCGCGAGGCGCGGCAGATGCTCGAGCAGCACATCAAGGCCGAGACGAAGGCCAAGCCGGTCGCGCTGCTGGAGACGGGCGATTGGATCGACACCGGGTCGCTGAGTCAGGAATTCGAAGGCCCGGCGGTGGTCCGGTACGTCGAGACGTACGAGGAGCCCGGCTACCCCGTGCCGTACACGCTGGTCGTGTTCGGCGACAACCTTTACGGGCCGGCCTCGCACCGCTGGCCCGCAACGACGACGGCGCGGCTGCTCACCGAGGCAGAGATCGAGAAGGTCCGTGAGGGGCAGCGCCGTGAGCAGCTCGCCCGCCAGTTCGAACAGCTGGCCGAGTTCGCACGGCGCACCGACATCCCGTTCCCGGACAGCGAGCAACTCCACTTCACGCTGGACACGCGGGCCGAGGTCGAGGCCGTCGCCAAGTCGCTGGGCCTGGAGGCGACAGCTCGGTGGAGTGACGGGCTGCAGGTGTCGTGGCCGAAGGGTCGGCAGTCGTACGACGACGGCCTGTACGTGCTGTGGCACACGAGCGAGAAGGCGCCAGTCGAGCCGGTGGTCGAGGCCTCGCCCGAGGCGGTCGCGGTGGAGCACTCGGAGAAGTGCGAAGGCCAGGACTCCGACCGGCCGTGCGACCTCAAGTGCCCGGTCCGCGACGCCGCCGAGGCGTCCCGATGACCGCCGACCTGTTCCGGATCATCTGGACCGGCCGCCTCTCCGGTAAGACCGTGGTCAGCGACCCGCTGCCCCGTGACCAGGCGCTCGCCGAGTTTGACAGCCACCTCGGCCTGCGCCGGGCGGCGAGTAACGGGCTCGGCCGGTTCCGGGTGATGCGCGACGCCGACTACCAGCAGCTCGCCGTGCAGGGTGGCGTCTACCGCGGTGAGGCCGCCAAGAAGCCCGCGACCGTGCACCACGGCGACCACGTCATGGCCACCTCGTGCGGGCTGGCGCAGGACGAGATGCCGTTCCTGGACAACGTGTCCCTGCTGATCAGCCGGGTGACTTGCCTGCGGTGCCTGAACGTGCTGTGCGCCGAGTCGGTGGGCAGGTCCCGCTGATGGCCGCCTGCACCGCGCCGGAGCTGATCACCCGCGTTGACCGGATCCTCGGTCAGCCGGATCGGCAGCTGGAGCCGTGCGCGGACCAGGCGACCCGGGTCGTCGCGATCACCGTCGACCGGCCCGGTGGGATCGCGCAGCACGTCGCGCCCGCGTGTCTGTGGTGCTCGCTGGTCGTGCGGACGCGGCACAACGGTCACCTCGTCCGGTCTCCCTGATCTCTGCAGGCGCGGGCCGGGGGTTCATCGGTCTCCCGCTCGCGCCGACTGGCCGGATCCGCCTGCTACCGGGTCCGGCGCCCGGTCCGGGGCGCTGTCCCGCCAGACAGCGCCCCGGCCACCCCATCGACTTTCTTCCAGCTCTCCTCCTACCTCAGGAGCATCTGATGACCTTGCTGGCCGAGTCCTACATCCACACCATCGAACAGCCCAACCTCGCCGCCGTCCGCCAGTTGGCGGCCAACGGGACCGCCCCGTGGCCGCGCCGGCCGGAGGCGTCCGGCGAGAACCCGATCTACGTGGCGCCGACGTTCGTGCCCGAGCCCCAGCCGGGTGCCGAGACCGAGCGGATCACGATCCCGGTCCTGTACGGCACGCCGGTCGAGCCGGAGGAGCCGCGGCGTCCGTGGTTCTACGTCGGGTTCCACCGGTGGACGCGGTCGCGTGGCCTGCTGTTCGCCGCGACGTGGCCGGGCGGTGCCCGATGACCAAGTTCCTCGCCAACCTCGCCGTCGTCGCCATCTCCTGGCTGCTCGGCGCGTGGGCATTCATGATCGGCGTCGGGGTCGCCCACGCCGAGTGGTGGCCGACCATCCCGACGATCGGCTACAAGGCGTCGCTGATCCTGGGCGCTGCGTTCGCGCTCCGCGGCGCGATCTCCGGCCTCGCCACCGGCCTCATCAACGGGGTCAACGGGGGTGCCCGGTGATCCTCGATCTGATCTACGCCGCCGCCGGTATCGCCTACATGGTGCTCGCCGCGGCCGCCATCTACCGCATCCGCTGGACCGCGACGCTCGACGACCTGGACCGGGCCATCTCGCTGCTGATGCGCGCCGGACTCGCCATGTTCGTCGTGACCGTGGTGTCGGTGATCCAGGTCGACGAGTACGGGTGGCCGCTCTTCTGGGCCCCGGCGTTCCTGCTGTCGGGAACGGTCGCCGTGATCTTCCTGACCGTGGTCCGCGCGGACCGGATGGAGGCGGCCCGGTGACCGGCCAGCCGAACGCCGAACTGGCGTACAACGTCCTCGACTACATCCGAAAGCACCCCGAACAGCACGACCAGGGCACCTACGTGTCACGCCTCGACACCAGCAACCAGCCCGGCCCGCTCTGCGGCACCGTCGCCTGCTTCGCCGGATGGACCTGCCTGCTCAGCGGCGACGTCCTCGAATTCAGCGAGAGCGAAGGCCTCGTGATCCACGGGTTCGACGGCGACGTCCACGACCGGGCCGAACAGCTCCTGGGCCTGGAGGCGGACGGCGACCAGTCGTTCGAGCTGTTCCTCGCGACGCAGAACCGGGAGGACCTCCCCCGCGTGGTCGCCGAGATCTTCGGCCCGCGCCCGGAGTTCGTCAGCCGCCACGGCAAGTCGGGCTGGGCGAACGGCACCTACGACTGCCACGACGCCTGCCAGCCGGGGTGCCCGGGTGAGCACTGGGCCCCGATTCCGCCGTGCCACCCGGTCGGCTGCTTCAACGGCGCTCACCAGAACCCCGAGTGCGTCTACGCGCTGCCCGTCGACGACGTCCCGCCGAACGCGGGGAGCGCATCGTGACCGGGCCGATCTACTTCGAGCACTTCGCCCACCGCCCCCTGCCCTGGCCCGAACACCGCGGCCGCTGGGTCTGGGCCATCACCGACGGCATGGCCGGCCGCGCCATCGCGTCCGGCACTGCGCTCACCCGGCGCGGCGCGGTCCGGAAGCAGGAGGCCGCGTACGGCCGGTGTGAGCAGCGGGCCCCGTACACGCAGGAGCCGCTGCGGCCGCTGACGGAGGAGGAGGCCTGCCTGATCTGTGCGCTGCTGCAGGCCAAGGGAGTGCCGGTTGAGGTGTCGCTGTGCGGCACCGCGGTGGTGGTGAGGCAGATCCAGCGGTTGACGACGGAGCAGGAAGTCCGGGTCCTCAACGCGGTGCTCGACAGCACCGACGCCCCGTTCCGCTGGGCAGGTGTCGCATGAGCGCGCCAACCACCTACGCCAACCCGTACTGGGACAAGGTCAAGGACAGCGTCACCATCGACCACTGGGACAAGAACCCGGTCGTCGGCGGAATCGGCATGCTCGACAAGTTCACCGCCCGCCACGACCTGGTCAGCGAGTACGCGTGGACCATCACCGACCCGGCCACCGTCGCGTTCGTCGTCGAGCACTGCGGCCCCCAGGTCGTTGACCCGCTCGCCGGGTCCGGGTACTGGGCATGGCTCCTCGGCCAGCACGGCATCGACGTCGCCGCCTCCGACCTGAAGCCTGGCGCGTCGCAGTGGCACAGCCACGGCGTGCACCTGCCGGTGGTTAACGAGGAGGGCCCGATCGCGGTCCGGGCGACCGGTCCGGAGCGGACGTTGCTGCTGTCGTGGCCGCCGTACTCCGACCCGATCGGCGCCCGCCTGGTCCAGGTGTACCGGGGCGACCGGATCGTCTACATCGGCGAGGGCCCGTATGGGTGCTGCGGCGATGACGACATGTGGGAGCGGTTGGAGTCCGGCTGGACCGAGGTGGCCTCGCACCGGCCGGTCCAGTGGCACGGGCTGCGGGACTGGGTGACGGTCTACGAGCGCGCGGGCGGTGTTGCCCGATGAAGGCCATCCCCTGCTGGCGCGCGATCGGTGCCGCGATGCGATGGGCCCGCCAGCAGAAGGACGTACGCCGGAGCGTCATCCGTGACGACGAGACCGGACGCCTGATCGAAATGGCGTGGGACCGCGACGGCTACACCGACCTCGTCGCGATCGCCTGGACGCCCGACGGCGGACCGCACCTCTACGTCAACCTCGACGACCAGCGCCACCTCCAGGCCGAGGAGTTCGACGCGGCCACGACGCTGCGTGTCCTCGCCGCGATGGGCCTGATTCCCGCGCACCTCGTCGAGCTGCTCGATGAGCGGTACGGCCGGTGCGCCAAGTGCGACCGGCTTGCCCGCTGGTGGAACGACAAGCTCGCGCCCCGCTGGGTGCACGCGCAGCCGTGGGCCGTGACCGGGCCCGCCGCGCACATGGCGGAGGTCGACGCGTGACCGAGCAGCTGACCCTGCCGCCGGCCACCGGCGATTGGACGATCACCGAACCCAGCCAGCACGCGCTCATGCCCGAGGCCGTCTACCACGACGACCCGGTTGTCGGCGGCTCCCTCTCGTCGACCGGCGCCCGGAAACTCCTCGACACCTGCCCGGCCAAGTTCCGGTGGTGGGCCGACAACCAGCAGCCCTACAAGACGACCTTCGAGGTGGGCAAGGCCGCCCACCGCAAGATCCTCGGCGCCGGTGCCGAGCTCGTGCTGTTCCCCGGCACCGGGAAGAACCCGGAGGCCTGGCAGAAGCACGACGACATCGCCGCCGTCGAGGCACTGCGGGCCGACGGCAAGGTACCGCTCAAGCCGTCGCAGATGGCCATGGTCGACGCGATGGCCGAGGCGATGCGCGCCGAACCGCTGGCCCGGCCGCTCCTCGACCCGACGATCGGCGCTACCGAGCTGTCGCTGTTCTGGAAGCACCGCGGCGCCTGGGGCCGGTCCCGGCCCGACCGCATCGTGCGTTTGCCGTCCGGCCGCACCGCGATCGTCGACTACAAGTCCGCGGTGTCCGCGGCGCCGGCCGACGTCGAGAAAGCGATCGCCCAGCATGGCTACCACATTCAGGGCGCCTTCTACCGGGCCGCGGCCGCCGCGCTGGGGATCTGCGGCGAGGACGAATCGGTGTTCCTGCTGCTGGTGCAGGAGAAGGAACCGCCGTACCTGACCACCGTGGTGCAGCCGGACCACACGGCGATGCGGATGGGCGCGATCCGGGTTCGGCAAGCCTTCGACCGGTACGCCGAATGCGTCCGGGACAAGCGGTGGCCGGGCTACTCGGACGACGTCGTGATCGCCGAGCTGCCGCCGTGGGAGACCCGCGAGCTGGACGGAGTCGTCTGGTGAGGGCGGTCGATGACGGCTCGGAGGACTGGCCGGGCGAATGGAAGTTCCAGTCCACGATCACCGACCTCGAAGGGATCGAGGTGCAGGTGACCATCACCGTCCCGCGCCGCGCGACCTGGTCGCCGGGCGGCGAGCTGCCGCCGGTGACCTGTCTTGGCGCGATCGCGCAGGACGTCGCCAACAAGGCCGTGGAAGACATCACCAACGCGAGGAATCAGGTGCCGTTCTGATGACCAACACCCTCGACCGGCTCGCCGCGCCGACGCCGATCACCCAGACGACCGCCGTCGAGCAGGCCCGCGCGGTGGCCGAGGTCGCCGCCGCCGTCCAGGTCGCCCAGATGAACCCGCGCGACATCCGCCGCGCCTGGGCCGAGATGGAAGACGCCTGCCGCCGCCTCGGCCTCGCCGAGGTCGCGTTCTACTCGGTGCCCAACCGCGGCCGTGGCCCCTCCGTGCACCTCGCCCGCGCTATCGCCCTGATCTGGGGCAACCACGACTCCGGCGTGCACGAGCTGTCCCGCGACGACGTCCGCGGCATGTCCGAGATCCGCGCCTACGCCTGGGACCAGCAGACCAACGTCCGCTCGTCGCGAACCTTCCAGGTGCCGCACGCCAAGATGGCCGGCGGCGGCCGCAAGGTCCTCACCGACCTGGGCGACATCTACCTCAACAACCAGAACGTCGGCGCCAGGGCGCTCCGCGAGTGCATCTGGGCGACCCTCCCGCGGGACTACGTCGACCGCGCTCAGGAGGTGTGCCGGGAGACTCTGCAGAAGGGCGACGGGAAGCCGCTGCTCGACCGGGTGGCGCAGATGGTTGAAGCGTTCGGGAAGCTCGGCGTCAACCCGGCCCGGCTCGCGGCCCGAATCGGCAGGCCGCGTGGGCAGTGGACCTCGGTCGACGTCGCGGACATGCTGATCGTGATCCGGTCGATCGGGCGCGGCGAAACGACGGCCGACGCGGAGTTCCCGGACGAGCCGGTGACGGCCGCCGAGATCACCGGCCAGCGCGCCCCGGCCACCGCCGCGGTGGTGTGTGGGTGGGAGACGCCGGCCGGGCCGTGCAACCTGCAGCAGGGTCACCCGGTCGGTCCGCAGTTCCCGGGCTACGACGGCCACGACGTCGCCCCGGCCGAGGGCGACGCCCGGTGAGCGCCGACCTGGTGTCGCCGTTCGCGGTCGCGGACTTCAACGCCGACGACGCCGCCGTGCTCGCCACCCATCTGAAGGTCCTCGCGGACCCGACCCGGCTGCGGATCCTCGGCCTACTCCGCCAGCAAGGCCCGCTACGCGGCGCGGATCTGGTGCCACTGCTCGGCCTGTCGCAGCCGACCGTGTCGCATCAGCTGGCGATCCTGCGGGACGCCGGCCTGATCGAGGACCGCAAGGCGGGCCGGGACACGGTGCGGGTGCTGTGCGTCGATGCGTGCGTCCGGCTGGCGACGCTCATCAATCCAACCGGCGGCGGTCGATGATGCGGCCGCTGCGAGTGGTGGGGCTCGATCTATCGACCGCCGCGACCGGTATCGCATCGACGCACGCGTCGACCGGTGAGCCGCAACTGTGGACGCAGGTCATCGATACATCCAAGCGGCCACTGCGTGTCCAGACGGACATCATCGATATGGCCGTTCGCCGCGCTTGTGGGTACGGCTCGGGCAACCGGCTGATCGGCGCTGCGCGCGTCGATGTGGTTGTCCTGGAGGGCACGTTCTCCCGCAAGTCGGGATCGGACTACCCGCTGCACCACGTGCGCGCGAACGTCCTGCAGTGGCTGTGGCGTATGGGTATCCCGGTCGTCGATGTGTCGCCTGCGACGGTGAAGGTGTGGGCGACCGGGTCCGGTGCCACGCGGGGCGTCAACAAGGTCACCAAGAACAAGGTGATCGAGGCGACCATCGCCACCTACGGGCACCTGCTGAACATTCCGCGGGACGACAACGCATGTGACGCGACCGCATTGATGTCGCTCGGCCTCGCCGCGTACGGACAGCCGCTGGCGCCGATGCCGCACGGCCGGGCGGCCGAGGTGATCGATGGGATCTGCTGGCCAACGCTCGCCCTGGAGGCGGCGTGATGTTCCGTCCAGACAGCGACCGCGAGAAGCCGGCCGTCGATGACGTGGTCTTCGTCAAGGTGCCGCATGAGCCGTCCGCCGATGCCCGCCGCGCGGCGGTGCTGGCCGACCGGATCCTCACGGCCCGCGCCCGGATCGATGCCGCGCTCAGCGAGCAGGTGGACCTGGAGCCCGACGACCGGGACCAGCAGCTCATGGACCTGGCGCTGGACCTCCACAACATCCTCTGTCTGCGGGTGCCGGGCGCTCCGGTGCCGCCGGTCGTGCCGGGGCCGACGTCATGACCGCGCTGGATTGCGTGTGCGGGCATCCGCAAGGCCGGCATCTGCTGGCCCTGCGGGACTGCAAGTCGTGTCCCGGGTGCACGAAGTTCGAGCTGGCCGCGTCGGTGGCGTTGGATGTCACGGCGCTGCTCGGCGAGGTCCAGGACGACGTGTCCCGGGAGGCCGAGTTGGCGGCCCGGCTCGCCGAACTCGAGCAGGAACGCGACCAGCTCGCCGCGCTCGTCGACCAGAAGCAGAGCCGCCTCCTCGACATGTCCGATCTCCTCACCGCGGCCCGCGCCCGCATCGAGGAGACCGAACGCGATCGCGACGCGGCCCAGGCCAAGCTCGACAGCGCGCTGCTCCAGATGGCCGAGAAGATCGCCGCGGAGCAGGCGCAGACGGCCAAGGCCCGCGTCGAGGTCGACTCGCTGACCGCCCAGCTGGAGCAGGCCGAGGACTACGCCCGCGACCTCCAAGAGCGCGGCATCGAACCCGCCGACGAGCGGCTGTACGACACCCACGTCCGGTACCTCTGCCCCATCTGCGGCGGCCGGTACCGGGAGCACCACAACCACCCCTGCGGCCGGCTCGAGCCGGTCCGTGTCCGCATCACCTTCATCGAGGAGTAGCACCACACATGGACGCTGTGAACCTGTCCGGGACCTGGAGCAAGAAGACCCGGCCGAACAACGGGCTCACCAAGGTCGCCGACCTGATCAACGACAACCGGACCCGGCGGGTCCCGATCGTCGGGTGGGTTGAGTTCCACCAGTACACGGAGGTCGCGACCGGAAACACCCTGACCGTGGCGCTGCCGGTCGTGGAGGCAGTCGTCGACGCGGACGGCGAGGACTCGCACGGCTGGGCCAAGCAGGTGCTCGACATGATCGACGCGCTGCGCAAGGAGCGCGGACTGGGCACGGCGGACGACGTGCCGGCGCAGTCGGGTGCGCAGCTGGAGGGTCAGCAGTCGTTCGACTTCGACGGCCCGGACGACGGTGAGCCGCGCCAGCTCGGTGAGGTCCGGCTCGGCCCGGACGGCGAGCACACGGTGCCGGAGGCCTCCGGCGAGGAGATCCTGGCCGAGCGTGCCGAGGCGGCCGAGGCTGGCGTCCCGGCGGCGACGTTCTCCGGGAACGACCAGTGATCGGCCTGGGTGACGTCGACGGCGTCGACACCGACATGAACATCCGCGCCGCCGCGCTGGAGCTCGCGGTCGACGCGTACGACCCGGACCAGGTGATGATCTCCGTTCCGGGCGCGCGGGTGATGCCGGCGGCGGAGGAGATCGTCGAGACCGCGAAGGCGTTCGAGGCGTACCTGCGCGGCACCGACCAGGCGGAGGACGAGCCGGCCGAGCCGAAGGCAGAGGAGCCGCCGCCGTGCAACTGCTCGATGTGCGCCCAGCGGCGAAAGGCCGAGACGTTCCAGCGCATCGCCGCCGCAGCCCGGCGTCTCGGCAAACCGGCCGACCCGCCGACGGACAGCGTGAACCCGCTCGGCACGCTGGCGGGGCTGATTCTCGGCGGTGAGACCGTCGACGACCACCTCTCCCGGTGCTCGGACTGCCGGACTCTGGTGAAGGCGGCCGGCGGGCTGGTGCCGCCGTGGCTCGGTGGCCGGAGTGGTGGCTGAGATGTCGGCCCGTACGAAGCGTCGCGCGGCCGAGCGGTCGAAGCTCGCCGCTGAGCTGTGCAAGGTTGCGCCCTCCGAGTGGCTCGTCATGAGCCGCTCGGAGCGGCGCCGCCGCCTCCGCCTCGCCAGGGCGGTGAACCGTGGCTGACCCGACCATGCTCGAGCAGACGGCCGCCCGCCTCGCTCTGCTCCGCGACGTCGCCGACGGCAAGGTCTTCGACGACGACGACTTCACCCCGCGCCTCCACGTCGACGGCGAGGAGCCCGTCGACGTCCGCCACGGCGTCTGGGAGCTGGAGCGGCACGGCTGGATCGAGCAGCCGAGCACGACCCGGCTGTGGGAGCCGACGGAGTTCGGGCAGGCGCTCCTCGAGGAGGCCGGCCGTGCATGAGCTGCACGCCCCCATCGCGAACCGTGGCCCCGAGGCGCTGCAGCTGCTCCTGACGTCCGGGGCTGCGGCCGCGCACGAGCAGCTGCGGCTCCTCACCCTGTCCGAGCTGGCCGAGGTCGCGGACGCAGCCGATCGGCTGGCCCGGATGGCCCGGTACTACACCGACAAGCTCTGCGGCGTCTGCGGTGCCCCGGTCGTCTGGTTCCCGGACGAGCCGACCGGGCAGTCGCAGCGGTGGCGGCACGTCGACCAGGCCGCGTCGTACGTCTTCGGCAACCACCGGGCCACGCTCGGCGGTGAGGGCCGGTGACCTTCCTGAACTGGTTGTGGCGCCGCGACGTGGAGTTCTTCCTCGCGGCCGCCGCCGTCGTGCTTCTCGCCACCTGCGGAGGCTGCTGATGGACGAGCCGAAGTGGGACGTCGCCGCCTGCCGGTCCTGTGACGCCCCGATCATCTGGGCCACCAGCAGCGGCGGCAAACCGATGCCCGTCGACGCCGAGCCCACGCCGGACGGCAACGTCGAGCTGTCGATGCAGCCCGGCCTGTACGTCGGCCCCGTCGCCACCGTGCTGACCGGCCCGTCGCTGTTCCCGAAGCCGCTCCGCAAGACGCACTTCGCGACCTGCCCGTCCGCGAACGAGTGGAGGCGGCCGCGATGAACGGCGAGGTACACGGGACTCGTGAGCTGACCGCCGTTGAGAGCGACTTCCTCGACCGGCACGGCGACGCCTTCATCGACGCCCGCGATGCGGAACCGGCCACCTGGCCCAAGGGCGAGGCGCTGTCCGGCGACGTGCTCGACCAGGACGGCGAGCGTGTCGACGTCGTCCAGAGGCGGGACGGGTTCACCGTTGTCGACCGCAGGAGGCTGCGGTGATCCCGGTGACCGACGAGATGGTGGCCGCCGCTGAGCTGGCCTACGGCGGCAACGTCCAGGGCGACATCATCGCCGCCCTAACCGCCGTCCTCGCGATCGTCGAGCGGGACCACCTTCGGCCGGCGTCCGGCCCGGACCGGTGCTCCGCCTGCGGACGCACCGCCCGCCACCTCACCCCCGTGCACGAGCTGGTCGACGGCCAATCCACGGTCGTCGCCCGGCTCGGGCCGTCCTGCCACGCACGCCACCTGCGGGCGGTCGACGGCCGCCAGGCCCTACCGATCGGAGGCACCTCGTGAAGCTGGAACACGTCCCCGTTGAGGGCTGGGAGTTCATGCCCGCCGGGTGGTGTGGCGGCTGCGAGCACTGCATCAGCTATCCGGTGCCGACCGTGTGCCTCGCCTGCTCGTACAGCCCCGAGGGCGGCCCGGGGGACCCGGTGACGTGGCCTTGCGCCGTGCACGACGCACCCAACCGGGCCCGGCGCAGTCGCATGCACGCCGCGTACCGCCGGAGGCGACGGTGAGCCGCGTGAAGACGAAGGTCACGCCGCACCCGTTCGTCGACAACCCCGACCTGTCCGACCCCCGCATGAACATCCACGTCTGCCGCAACTGCGGACTCGTCGGCCAGCCAGGCGACACCCACCACACCATGCCCGACGCCGTCCCAGACGTCATGAGCGCCGCCGCAGGCGAGAAGCGAGACGCCTGACACACCCGGCCGTTCACACCCACCACAGCACCGCGGCCGGGCCGCACCACCAGCGCCACCAGCACGAAAGAAGGCCCCAGTGACAAAGCGAGACGCCGACCGGATGCCGGCGACCGTCCGCGAATGGACGGAAGTCCTCGCACGCATCCGCTTCGGCACCGTCCGCGTAGCCGGCAAAGGCCTGTCCGGCGCCCGGATCAAGGCCGTCGCCTACCGGATCGCGTTCTACGCCGACGGCAACGGCACCCGCGTGCGCCCCGGCGTCGCCCGCCTCGCGCTCGACGTCGAGACCGACTACAGCACCGCCCGCCGCGTCGTAGCCCTGCTCCGCCAGGTCGGCCTCCTCGGCCTCGTACGGGCTGGCGGCCGCGGGCGCGGCGTCGACGAGTTCCGGCTGACGCTGCCCGTCGATCTACTTGAACGCGACGACCTGACGGTGTGGTCACCAACCGATCAGCGCGCGGCAATCGACCGCCTCAGCGCCACCCACCGCGGCGACTCCGGCGGCCCCGACAGGGGACCCGGCGGCGGTCAATCAGTGGTCCCTGAGGGATCAGCGCAAGAGGGCGGATCGCTAGTCCCTCAGGGATCAGCACAACCTGTGGATAACTCAGCATCGCTGATCCCTCAGGGATCAGCACAAGCCGTCCCGGACGCCTCGATCGCTGATCCCTCAGGGACTCCGAAAACGTCGATCGCTGATCCCTCAGGGACTCAATCGCTGATCCCTCAGGGATCAGCCACCCACCAGAGACCTAACACAAGATCTACCCACCACCCCGGAGAAGACGTCTCAGCAACCGTCACCACCCCAGGCGCTCCCGGCCCCACGACGAACCCCGAACCACCCCCTCGACCGAAGCGATGCGAACACGGACTCGAAGCCGGCCACCGACGCGACGGCCAACTCGCCTGCCCCATCTGCCGACACCTCGCACGCACCGCCACCCCGGCACCCGACGGACTCGCACCCGTCATCTCGCTCAACACCCGGAGGCCTGCATGAAACTCGAGAACGAACGCCAGGCCGCACGCCTCCTCGCCACCCTCCGGCGCCGCGCCAGCATCCCCCAGGCCGCCCTCGCCAAGCTGCTCCAGATCAGCGTCTCCACCCTCCGCCGCCGCGAACGCACCGCCATCGGCCTCCACACCGGCGACCTCATCGCCACCGCCCACCACCTCGGCTACGACGTCATCCTCGCCCGCCGGGAACAGCCATGAACGACCTCACCCAACTCGCACAGGCCGCCCGCGAACTCCTCGGCCCCGCCATCCCCGCCGGCTACACCGTCATCATCGCCAAAGCCGCCACCTGCCACCCCGACCGGCCCGGCAACACCCGCGGCCTCTGCAAAAGCTGCTACACCCTCGCCCACCGCAACGGCACCCTCGCCAAACACCCATGCAGCCGCACCATCCGCACCCAAGCCGACTTCGTCGCCGACTACGAACTGCTGCGCTCCGAGGGCTACACCCGCCACCAGATCGCCGAACGGCTCGGCATGCGATACACCGCCGTCACCACGGCCTACCTCAACGCCGTCCGCGCCGGTCTCCTCACCCGTGATCGCACCCGGGCACCTCGGAGGGCCGCATGATCCACGTCGCGCTCGTCAGCGCCTACCCCACCGAGACCGAAGCCCGACGCGCACGCGGCAAGGCCATGCCCGACAGCACCCCGTACCTCGGCATCTGGACCATGCCGCTACCCAACGCCGAGCCAGTACACGTCTTCGGCGCCGACAACGCGCCGGACAAACTCAGCGCGTACGGCTGGGCCCGGGAGGACGCATGACCCAGCTGGACTGCGCGATCCCCACGTGCCGCATCCCCGGCCAGCACCAGGCCGACTGCGGCCAGGCCGACTGCCGCGGCTGCCTCCGCCGAGTCCCCGAGGACGGCTGGTGCTGCGACTCCTGCGTCGGCCACATGCACCAGCTCCTCGGCGTCATCACCGGGCTCGCACCCGACGCACGCGCCGTCGCCGCCGGCATGGTCCGCCCCGGCGCCACCCGCACCGGCGGCAGCAGCAACAAGCCCGGCTCACAGTCACCCGGGAACGACGACGCCACCGACGCCCTCGACGAGATCACCAAGGCCCTCGCCAAGATCGCACGCGACATCTCGACAGTCCGCGGCCTCAGAGGGCCTCAGGGCCACGCAGAGGGTCGCGCGCTCCCCGACCCCCTCGCCCGGCTCTGCACGTGGCTCAGCGATCAACTGACATGGGTCAGGCACGCCGTCGATGATCAAGGCGAGCCCTACGCGCCGACCGTCCACGCCGCCATCCGCGAATCCGCCAGCAGGATCCGCGCCATCGTCAACGGCCCCGGCGCACGCCGCTACCTCGGCCCCTGCGGCGCTGTCGGCACCCACCCCAACCCCTGCTGCGACATGCACAACCAGCACTGCGAACCACCCAGCGAACTCTGCTGCGACCAGTGCACCGAGACCGCCCACACCACTTTCCCGATCCCGCACGCCGACGGCTCCCGCTGCGTCGACACCCCCTGCGACGGCGACGTCTACGGCCGGCCCGGCGCCACCCACGCCACCTGCCGCAGCTGCGGCCACCAGGTACGCCAGGACGAACGGCAGGTCTGGATCGGCGACATCACACGCGACCGCGCCTACCGCGCCGCCGACATCGCCCACGCCCACGGCATCCACGTCAAGACCATCCGCAGCTGGGCCGACCGCGGCAAACTCACCGCCTGGTGGAAAGACGGCGAACAGTTCCACGAGTGGACCGAACCGGACCTCGACCCCCAGCTGACCGGCGACCAGCTCACCGCCCGGCGAGCCGAGATCGCCGCCGAACTCAAAGCGCGCGGCCCACGCTGGTTCGTCCTCGGCGACGTCCTCAACCTCGCCACCGCCGACGCCGCCCGACGCGAACAACTCCGGGCCGAACGCGAGCAGGCCACCCAGGAAGCGAGCACCGCAGCATGACCAGCAACGTCCCCGTCATCCACACCACCACCGACGAACTCGCCACCGACCGCTTCTGGACCGAACACCTCGACCCCATAGCCGCCGCCCACGGCCTACCTCAGCCGGACCAGATGCACCAGGACCAGGGCGACCCAGGCGCCCACCTGCTGCTCGCGCCGAACGGTGAGCTCCTCGCCGTCGTACGCACCGACCGCCCGCCCTGCCTCACGTGCGGCCGATAGCTGCACCCCGCCGAGATGGGAGCATGACGCCATGGACGACCTGAACGCGTTCCTGCGGGCCCGACTCGACGAGGACGAGCACCGGATCCGCCAAGCCGCCGAGGATTACTTCTACGGCGACGGCCACGGCGACGCCGTCAACCGCTGGTTCGACCGCTGGAGCCCTCAGAACCCCGACGGCATGCTGACCGAGATCAACGCCAAGCGACGGATGCTCGAAGAGGCGGTTCGACTCGAGCGCTACGACGGCCAGTTCGAGTTCCTTGAGCTGCTCGCTCTCCCTTACGCCGAGCACCCCAACTACCGGCCAGAGTGGCGGCCCGTGAGGTGATCCGCGTCAGCGGTAGTTGACAGCAACACCAGCCTGCATCCATGATCTGCCAACGGACCCAGTCCGCCCAAACCACGACCAGGCCCCGCCCAACAGGCGGGGCCTTCGTCGTACCCAAACCCTCCGGGGGGATGCGGTGAACAGTCCGGGGTAGGCCAGCACAGACCGACGCCGGCATACCCCGGACCACCAAGGCGGTGACCATGCCCCGCAAACCAGCCACCCCCTGCCGCCACCCCACCTGCCCCCAACTCAAACCCTGCCCCACCCACCCACGCCCACCACGCCCCACCAGGCAAGCACGTGGATATGACAGGGCACATGAGCGCATGCGTGAACACTGGCGCCCACAGGTAGAAGCTGGCCTGGTCAATTGCCACGCCACCCCCTGCCATGCACACAGCCGGCGCATCCAGCCCCACACACCATGGGATCTAGGCCACACACCAGACCGCACCACCTGGACAGGCCCAGAACACGCCCCTTGCAACCGCATCAATGGTGGCCGCGCAGCCCATACCAGTCACACACAGTGATGGGCATGGGGGTATGGGGGTGGGGGGAGACCCCCAAAACACCAGGTCACAGGACCGCTGGGGAGGGTGGCACGTGCCGACTCAGGTTCCAGGCTTTGCGCGGCCCGAGAGGGGGTGACTCCCTGTGACATCCGGTCCTGCGCCGAAGCCGTTCCTGCAGGTCGTCCGCGAGGGGAACCCGGGTCACCGGTCGGTCGAGCCGGGCGTCGTGCTGCCGCCGGCCGAGGACGACAGCGAGCCGGACTGGCTTGACACGTTCCCGACGGTCGACGACCCCACCGAGCAGGCGGTCAACCGGCGGGCCCGGGAGGTTGCCCGGCGAGAGTGGCGGCGCGCGTACCCGGTGCTGCGGATGAGCGTCGGCCTGGCCGACGTGGACCTGCACCTGCTGCACGACTACTGCGTCTGCGTGGCCCGGATCGACCAGTGCGAGCGGGCGATCTCCAAGAACGGCCTGCTGATCCGCGGTGAGCGCGGATGGCAGAAGAACGGGGCGACCACGATCGTCGGCCAGTACCGGACCCAGCTGCGCGCCTACATCGGTGAGCTCGGCTTGTCTCCGTCGGCCCGGACCCGGCTGACGCCGCCGGGGAAGGGTGGCGCCGGTGACGACGAAGGTAGCGACCCGTTCGATTGAGCAGCCGCTGCCGGTCCCGTACGACGCGCTGATCGAGCTGGGGCTGACGCCGGAGCAGATCGACGACGCCCGGCAGCGGGCTCCGCTGGTGCTCGCTCACCAGGCCGACAAGGTTCCCGGCGCGTACTTCGACATCGAGCGGGTCAAGAAGGCCCTTCGCGGGCTGGCCAGCTTCAAGCACACCAAGGGCCGGTGGGCCGGCAAGCCGCTGAAACTCGGGCAGGGCCTCGACCCGTGGCAGGTCGTCTGGATCGTCGCCCCGGTGTTCGGCTGGGTGTTCTGGGACGAGGAGATCAACCTGGTTGTGCGGGTCGTCCGCACGGTCTGGGTCGAGGTGCCCCGCAAGAACGGCAAGTCCACGATCGCGTCCGGGATCGCGAACCTGCTGCTGCTCGCCGACGGCGAGGTCGGCGCCGAGGTGTACTGCGCGGCCGGCGACAAGCTGCAGGCGCGCCGGGTGTTCGACGACGCGAAGGCGATGCTGCTCACCTCGCCGCACGCCCGTCGCCGGGTGCGGGCGCTCGCGGATGTCGTCGCGGACGACAAGCGCGGCGGGATCTTCCGGGTGCTGTCGAAGATCGCCGAGGCCGCGCACGGCCTCAACGTCAGCGGTGCGGCGATCGACGAGATCCACGTCCACAAGAACCGGCGCCTGGTCGACGCGATCGAGACCGGCACCGGCGCCCGCTCGCAGCCGCTGATCGTGTTCCTGACGACCGCGGACGAGGCGGTCGAGGGCTCGATCTACGACGAGAAGCACAGCTACACCGAGAAGGTCGCCAACGGCATCGTCGAGGACCCGTCGCACTACGGCGTGATCTGGGCCGCCGAGGAGCAAGACGACCCGTTCGCAGAGTCGACCTGGCGCAAGGCCAACCCGGGCGCCGGGGTGTCGCCGGCGATCTCGTACCTGCGCAAGGAGTCGAACAAGGCCCGGTCGACGCCGTCGTACTTCAACACGTTCTGCCAGCTGCACCTCAACCGGCGTATGCGTGGCCAGTCGCGGGCGATCCGGATCGACCAGTGGGACGGAGGCGCCGGCATCGTCGACCTGTCCCGGCTGCGTGGGCAGCGGGCGTGGGGCGGCTACGACCTGTCTGCGGTCTCCGACATCACCTCGTGGTGCCTGGCCGTGGAGTCCCGGACACCGGGCGTGGAGCTGGAGTTCTTCTGGCGGCACTGGGTTCCCGAGGACCGCGTCGACGACCTCGAGCGGCATCTGCAGGTGCCGCTGTCGAAGTGGATCGCCGAGGGGTACGTCAAGGCGACCGAGGGCGACGTCATCGACTACGCCGCGGTCCGAGACGAGTCCCTCGAGGACTGCAAGATGGTCGACCTGCAGCGCATCAGCTACGACCGGATGTTCGCCGGGCAGTTGGTGCAGGAGGTCGCGGCCGAGCTGCCTGGTCTGACCATCACCCCGGTTGCGCAGACGTTCCTCGGCCAGTCGCCGTCGATCAAGGAGCTGTGGCGGCTGCTCGGGAAGACCGAACGCGGCCAGGAAGCCGGCCGGATGCGACATCGGGGTGATCCGGTGACGCGGTGGATGGCGTCGGTCGTGGAGACGAAGACCGACGGCAACGACAACTACCGGCTCGTGAAGCCGGACCGGGGCAAGAGCCAGGCCCGCATCGACGGGATCGCGGCGATGGTGATGGGTCTCGACGGATGGGTGCGGCGGCCGCAGGCCGAGCAGTCGTGGGCGTACAGCGCATAACGAGGGGGGCCGCGTGGTTCTGACCGTCGAGGCGGCCCTGCAGTGGACGGATCGGCTGCACCGGGAGATCGCCGGCCGCCGTCCGGCGGTGGCCAGGGCCGACGAGTACTACCGCGGTGTGCAGCGGCTCCGGTTCGCGTCCGACAAGTGGGCGGAGTACAACGCCGCCCGCTACAAGGACTTCTCCGACAACTGGTGTGCCCCGGTCGCGAACAGCCCGAACGAGCGGCTCCGCGTCGACGGCTTCAAGCTGGACGACGACCCGACGCAGTCCGACGACGAGAAGATCCTGTGGCGGGACTGGCAGTCCAACGACATGGACGCCCAGTCGTCGCAGGGGTTTCTCGGGTCGCTGATCGCCGGCCGGTCGTATGTGCTGGTATGGGGCGACGAGCGGGACGAGCCGATCGCGACGTGGGAACGCGCCGACCAGGTCACGATCGCCTACGACGTGGAACGGCCCGGCCGGGCGACGGCCGCGCTGAAGACCTGGCACGACGACACCACCGAGTTCGCGACGCTCTACACCCCCGACGAGGTGTGGAAGTGGGAACGGCCGTGGCTCGGCTCGTCCGGCCACGGCGGGCCGCTGCCGTTGCGGGCGGAGGCGTTTTTCACCACCTCGGCCGGGCTGCTTGTGCCGGCGTCCGACTCGCTCGGCTGGAAGGAACGGCGTAACACCGGCGACGACAAGTGGCCTCTGCCGAACCCCATGGGCGTGGTGCCGATGGTGGAGATGCCGAACCGGCCGATGCTCGGCAGCGACCCGCTCTCCGATATTGCCGGCACGATGGCCATGCAGGACGCGATCAACCTGCTGTGGGCGTACCTGTTCAACGCCGCCGACGCCGCGTCGATGCCGGCCCGCGTCGTTATGGGCCAGGAGCCGCCGTCGATTCCGATCCTCGACGAGAACGGGCAGGTCGTCGGTAAGCAGACGGTCGACATCCGGAAGCTGGCCGAGGACCGCATCCTGTGGCTGACCGGCCAGAACACGAAGATCGACCAGTGGGACGCGGCGAAACTCGACGTGTTCACCGGCGTCATCGAGACCGCAGTCACGCACATCGCCGCCCAGACCCGCACGCCGCCGCACTACCTGGTGCTGGGCAAGGGCATGGTCAACGTCAACGCCGACGGCATGCGTGCCGCCGAGACCGGCCTGGTCAAGAAGGTCGAAGAGGAGCAGCTGTTCTTCTCACCAGGCGTTCGCGGCATCAATCAGCGGTTCGCGCTGGTCCGCGGCAAGAAGCCGCTGGCTGACCGGTGCCGGTTCGGTGATGTGAAGTGGCGCGACGCCGAGAACCACTCCGAGGCCCAGCGCGTCGACGCGCTGCAGAAGCTCGGCGCTCTCGGTTTTCCGTTCGCGTGGATCGCCGAACGGTACGGGCTGTCGCCGACGGAGGTTGAACGCGTCCTGGCGATGCGCGACACCGAACGGCAGCAGGACCCACTCGCGGAGATCGTCCGCAACGGTGGCCTCCCGGCGCTCCCGGCCGGCCCGCCCGGCGAGGAGTAGCCGATGTCGGTCCGTCAGGTCGCCGCCGCGCACGCCGACGACCGGAGCCGACTGGCCATCCGGGTGCGGGCCGAGTTCCGGCGGCTGTGGAAGCTGGTCGACCCACGTCGGATCAGCGAGACGTGGAGCCAGCACATTCCGCGGCTGCTGGCGCTACTGACCGGGGCGCAGCGGGCCGCGGCGAGCACGGCGAACCTGTACGTCGCTGACACGTTCGCCGAGCTAGGGATGGCCTCCCGGCCGTCTGGGCTGGTCGTGCCGGAGGCGTACGCCGGTATCGCCTCCGACGGGCGGCCGCTGGCGTCGCTGATCGCCCAACCGGCGATCACCGCGAAGGTGTCACTCAGCACAGGCCGCAGCATCGACGAGGCCATGGCTGCCGGGCAGGCGCTGGCGGAGATGATCGGCCACACCCAAGTCACCGACGCCGGACGGGCCGCCGACCAGGCCGCGATCGTCGTCAGGGAGGCGGCGACCGGCTACATCCGGATGATCGTCGGCCCGACCTGTGCCCGCTGCATCATCCTGGCCGGCGTCAGATACGAGTGGAACGCAGGTTTCCAGCGGCATCCGAACTGCGACTGCGTCCATATCCCCGCGGCCGAGGACACCCCCGACGAGATCCTCACCAACCCGGCGAAGATCTTCGAGTCGATGGCCCCGGCCGAACAGGACCGGGTCTTCACGAAGGCCGGCGCCCAGGCGATCCGGGACGGCGCCGACATGAACCAGGTAGTCAACGCCCGCCGTGGCGCGCGCGGGCTGGCCCCGGCTGGTGCCCGGATCACCGCCGCCGAGGCGCGGCTACTCCGCGGCGGCCGCGACCGTGGCCGCCTCGAGCGGACCGACGTGTTCGGGCGGCAGCAGTTCACGACCACCGAGGGCCGCACCGTCCGTGGCGTCGCCGGTAAGCGGCTGAGCCGTCGCGGTGGCACCGAGAAGGTGGGCCGGTTCCGATCAGCCCGTGCGTACCGGTTGATGCCCGAGTCGATCTATGAGCTCGCCGACGGTGACCGCGACGAGGCGATCCGGCTCCTCAAGGTCCACGGCTACATCCTCTGACCTCCTCGCGCGCAAGGCGCGGGAACGACCCCGCAACGGGAGTCACCATGTCCGACCAGGACGACAGCACCATCGAGCCCGAAGACGACGTCGTCACGGATCCGGACGACGACGGCCAGGGCGACGGCGACGCCGACCAGCTCGGCGACGCCGGCAAGAAGGCCCTCGACGCCATGAAGGCGAAGTGGCGGGCCGCCCGCGACGAGCTGCGCGACCTGAAAGCGAAGGACGCGGGCAAGAAGACCGACGACCAAGACCCGGACACGATTCGGGAGCAGGCCCGCGCTGAAGCACGTGCTGAGACGCTCCGCGATCGCGCCCTGGACAAGGTCGAAACCAAGGCGGCGAAGCTGTTCGCCGACCCGGAGGACGCCCGCGCACTGCTGGCCGGCCGGGTCGACGACTTCGTCGACGACGGGCAGATCGACGTGGACGCCATCAACGAGGCGCTCACCGAACTGCTGAAGAAGAAGCCCCACCTCGCGGCCGCAACGGCCAAGCGGTTCCAGGGTGGCGGAGATGGCGGTGCCCGCAAGGGGTCGAAGCCCGACCAGCTCACCCGCGACGACCTGAAGAAGATGACGCCCCAGCAGATCGTGAAGGCCCAAGACGAGGGCCGCCTCAACGACCTGATGGGCATCGACTGACCCTGAAAGGGCAACCATGGCCATCGACCGGTTCATCCCGGAGATCTGGTCCGCCCGGCTGCTGACGGCCCTGCAGAAGGCCCTCGTGTTCGCCCAGCCGGCCATCACCAACCGCAACTACGAGGGCGAGATCTCGTCCTTCGGCGACACGGTGAAGATCACCAGCATCTCCGACCCGACCATCGGCACCTACGTGCCGAACACCACCGTCATCACGCCGGAAAACCTGACCGACGCGCAGCGCAACCTCGTCATCGACCAGGCGAAATACTTCGCGTTCGAGGTCGACGACGTCGAACTGCGCCAGGCGCGGGGCGCCGTCATGCCGGAAGCGATGGACCGTGCCGGCTACAAGCTGCGCGACCTCGTCGACCAGTACATCGCCGCGTTCTACACCCAGGTGCCGACCGCGAACCGGGTCGCCGCTGGCGCCGCTGTTCCGGTTACCGCCGCCGACCCGACCGCCCTCTACGACGACGTGCTGGTGCCGCTGAGCGTCAAGCTCGACGAGGCCAACTGCCCGACCGAGGGCCGCTGGGTCGTCATCCCGCCGTGGCTGTACGGCCGCGGCCTCTCCGACGACCGGTTCGTCCGCGCCGACGCCTCCGGGACCACCACCGGCCTCCGCAACGGCTTCATCGGCCAGGCCGCCGGGTTCGACATCTACAAGTCGAACAATGTCCCGCTCGTCACGGGCGACGACTACTCCGTGCTGGGCGGCGCCGGGAACGGGGCCATCAGCTACGCCGAGCAGATCAACAAGACCGAGGCGTACCGGCCGGAGTCGTCCTTCAGCGAGGCGGTCAAGGGCCTGCACCTGTGGGGCGCGAAGGTCGTCCGTCCCGAGCTGCTCGCCTACGCGCTCGTCTCGCAGACCTGATCGGAGAACTGAGACATGCCTCGTACCGCAGTCGCGTACAGCAACCTGGTCGCCAATGGCGGCCTCACCACGCCGGCCGGCACCGCGGTGTCGTCCGGGGCCGGCAACGGCGGCCAGGTCGCCAACGCCGCGCCGGAGGAGACGGTCATCCGCCTCAGCAACGCGTCCGGCGGCGCCGGCACGGTCACCCTGCTGGCCGGGTCGTACCCGCCCGCCATCGCGGCTGGCCTCGGGAACGCCACCGCGTTCTCGGTCGGCAACGGCTCCTCCGCCTACATCGGCCCGTTCGAGTCCGGCCGGTTCCTCCAGGCCGACGGCTCGCTGATCTTCGAAACGTCGGTCGCGATGACCGCAACGGCGTTCCGGGTTCCGCGGGCGGTCTGACCGTGGCCGAGACGATCTACCTACAGACCGCGGGCGGCCCGGTCGCCCACGACCTGCCGCTGCACTGGGCGATCCAGGAGCAGCTGTCCAAGGGCTACATCACCCGGGTCAACGAGGACGGCACCCCGTGGGCGGAGCCCGCGCCAGTGCCGGAGGCCGACCCGAACGAGGTGCCCACCGGGACCGTCTCGGCCGTCCTCGACTGGGTCGGCGAGGACCGCGAACGGGCGGCACGCGCCCTCGAGGCGGAAAACGCCGCCGAGAAGCCCCGCACGACGCTGGTCGCCGCGCTCACGGCGCTGGCCAGCGAACCGGATCCGGACGAATGACAGGAGGCGAGCGCCGTGGCTGACATGCTGATCACGCCCGCGGAGCTCGCCTCCGCTCTGCAGGTCGACGAGGTCGACACCGCCAGCGCGACGCTCGTGATCGAGCTGGCCACCGGCAAGGTCCAGGCCGCCGCCGGGCAGCGGCTCGTCGCCGCGGTGTCCACGTTTGTGATCGACGTCGACCCGTGCGACTACGGGCCCTGGCTCACGATCCCGCAGCTACCGGTGCGGTCCGTCGGCGCCGTACTGATCGACGGTGTCACCTACACCGACTGGCTGCTGCGTTCCCAGCGCCTGTGGCGGCGCAACGGCTGGATCAGTCGGCTGGACCAGCCCACCCAGGTCACGGTCCAGGACGTGGCGCACGGCTACCTCGACGGCTCGCAGGCCCTGCAGCCCGCGCGGGGCATCGTGCTCGGCCTGTCGATGGTGGGCTACGGCAACCCCGGCGGTGCTATCTCGGAGTCGATCGACGACTACAAGGTGACCTACGCCGAGGCCGACGCCCGGATGCAGGTGACCGACAGCATGCGCGACCTGCTGATCGCCGCGTACGGGGGTGGCGCGCACGTCACCACCTCCCGCTGATCACCTGAGACGAGCGGGGTGACGGGATGCCGGCGACTACCGAACCCCCGTGGCTGAACCGGGCGGTCGGCACCGCGCCGAAGAACGCGTCGACCAGCCACACGATCAACTTCGGGTTCACGTCGACCAGCGGCAGCCTCCTCGCCGTCTTCGTGCACGGCGCGGTGACGAACACCGCGACCGGCTGGACGAAGCAGGCCGGCCCGGTCGCGACAGGCGAGTGCGCGCTGCTCACCAAGACGTCGACCGGCGACACCAGCATCACGATCACCCACAACGGCAGCGACTACGCCGTCAACTACGTGATCTACGAATGGCCGGCCGGGACGACGCTGACCGGCGTTGACTCGACGACCGGCACCAGCGACGCCCTGGTCGGCCTGTCCGGGCTGCCGGGTACAGAGCAGGTTGCGATCGCCGCGATCGGCCGGGTCGCGGTCGGCAGCGAAACCGGCGCCTCGGCGACGTGGACAAGTCCGCTGGTCGAGGACGGCGACCTGTTCGTCGGCGCGGCTGGCACCGATGGCGGCTACCTGACCATCGGCCACGAGATCAACGTGACAGCGGCGACCTGGTCGCCGTCGACGTCGATCAGCTACACCGGCACGTGGGGCAACAGCCAGCGCGAGACGATCTCCGCCGCGTTCAATGTCGCCGTCGCCGCGGTGGCGCACACGCGTACGGTCAACGACTCCGCGGGCCTGGTCGACACCACGGCCCCGCTGCTTGGCCGGGTGCTGACGGACAACGTCAACCCGACCGACAGCCAGACTCGGCAGCACGGGCGGACCGTCACCGACGTCACCGGTGCGGTCGACAGCGTTGCCCAGGCGGCCGCGTACGCGCGGACCCAGAACGATACGGCCGGGTTCACCGACCCCGTCGCGCCGACCGTCGGCCGGGTGCTCACCGACGGCGCGGGCCTGACCGACACGGCGACGCCGCTGCTGTCCGCGCTGATCAGCCGCACGATCAACGACACCGTCGGGCTGGTCGACACCGACACTCCGCTGGCCCTTGACGTCGCCGAGACCCTCACCGACTCGGCCGGGCTCACCGACTCGGTCACCGTGCAGGTTGCCGGGGCCGGCACCCGGCTGGCCGACGATGCGATCGGCCTCACCGACTCGGTCGCCGTCGCGCTCACCCGGCGGCAGACGGTCACGGACTCGGCCGGGCTGACCGACGGCGTGACGGTCCAGCTGATCGCGTCGTCGATGCACGCCCGCACGATCACCGACTCGATGGGCCTGACCTCCGCGCACCTCTGCCAGCGGCGGACCCGCCGCCCGGACACCGGCCGCACGGCCCGGCCGAACACCGGCACAACCTACCGGTACCCGCTCGTCCCCGACTGACAGAAGGGCTGTCTCCCATGCACCTGATCTCCCCGGCGGACGAGCGCCTCGACGCCCTGCACGCCGCGCTCGACGCCGCCCGTGCCCTGAAGCCCGACGGTATGGGCCTGGTCGGCTACGGCATCGCCGAACTTCGCGACGGCGACGGCCGCACGAAGCAGCTGGTACCGTTCCGCAACCTCATCACCGACGCCGGTGACCTGTACATCGCGGGGAAGGTGATCGTGGGTATCGCCCCGGCTTCCCCGTCGGCGCCCACCGCGGCGAACGGGATGAAGCTCGGCACCGGCGGCACCGCGGTCGCGAAGTCCGGCGCGGGCGGCGCGCTGGTCACCTACCTGACCGCCTCCAATGTGGCGTTCGACGCGACCTATCCGCAGACCGCGAACCTCGGCGGAGGCCTCGGCGTCAACTCCGTCTACCGCACCACGTGGGCGGCCGGTGTCGCGACGAACTCCGCGATCACCGAGGTCGCGATCGTCAACGACCAGGCGTCCAACGCCACCAGCACCGCGGGGAACACCTACAGCCGGGCGCTGATCACCACGGTCAACAAGGGCGCCTCGGACAGCCTGCAGATCACCTGGAACTGGAAGGCCCTCGGCGCATGAGCGACAGTGCGGGCCTCACCGACGAGGTCCTGGTCGTTGTCAACGGCGGCGCCCGGTCCAACGCGATCCCGGACCGGCCGGCCGACACCGCGGCCAAGGCCGTATGGGTCGACTACGTCGTGGCGCTCGGCGCCGACCGGACATTCGTCACCGGTGCCACCGACCACTACGACGAGAAGCAGGGCGCCGTGGTGACGGAACCCGGGATGACGGTGGGACAGCTGATCGAGCTGGCCGGCCGCCTCGGCGGATAGCCGATGCCGCGCGCGTACGCGCTCCGGATCGGGTCGCTGCCGTCCGGTGTTGCCGCGCCGACGGCCGCGTACACGGTCGGGACCCAGGTCGGTGTGCCGACCGGCACCAGCCTCACCACCACGGCCGGGTCGTCGCTGCCAGCACACGACGCCACCGAGGTGGTCACGCTGACGCACCCGATTACCGGTGCGACTGCCGACCTCACCGTCCGGGTGTGGCGGCGCCGACGATTCACCGGTGCCCCGTCGATCCAGCCCGGCGTGGGCGAGCATTTCATGTTCGACGAGTGCGCGTTCGAGGTCAGCAACAGCTCGTGGGCGCTGGACCTGAACACCGGCGGCGCGGTCGCGAACCAGATGGCCCCGCTGTACGTGCTCCGCCGCTGCACCCTCAACGGCAACGACACCACCGAACGCGTCCTCGGCGGCCACTTCGTCTGGCTACAGGAATGCCACATCACCGGCGGCTCCGACGCGTGGCAGGGCGGCGCCTGGTCGGTCGCCGAACGGTGCAACATCATCGCCGGCACCGACACCCGCAACCCGGACCCGCACAGCGATGGGTTCCAGATGACCGACACCGGCGGTCTCACGCTGCACCGCTGCTGGATCTCGGCCGGCACCACACCGGGCCAGAACGCGGCGCTGCGGCTCGGCACCGAGTTCGGGGCGGTCGACAACTTCGTCGACGTCTTCTACTGCGGCCTCGACCGCGGCGGCTACGTCGTCCAGTGCGACGGCGCCGACAACCCCGGCGGTATCGGCCCGGTCCGGTTCCGCGGCAACCGCTGGACCGCCGACGCCTGGTTCTACGGGCCGACCGACTTCGTAGACACCACGGTCACCGAGTGGACGAACAACTTCACCACGGCCGGCACGCCGGTCGCTCAGCCGTAGGAGGTGGCCGATGTCCCGCGCTGCTCTGCTCGCCCGCGCCCGGCGTGCCGCTGAGAACGGCATGACCGACACCTGCGTCATCCGGCGCCGGACCGGCGAGACCACCGACCCGGTGACCTTCGAGGTCGTCCCGACGTGGGCGCAGGTGTACGCCGGGAAGTGCCGGCTGCAGGACACGGGCAGCATCAACGGTGGCGCCCGCACCGAAACCCCGGGCCAGGACTACCAGCTCCTCGTCGAGCTGCAGCTGCAGATCCCGATGGGCGCCGCGGTGTTGGCCGTCGGCGACGAAGTCACCCTCACCGGCTCACAGCATGACGCGTCCCGTGTAGGTGACGTGCTCCTCGTCCGGGACCTGGCCGGCAAGACCGACGCATCCGCGCTGCGGGTCGGCGTCACCCGGAGGACCTCGTGAAGATCAAGGCAGAGAGCAGCGGCCTCGACGAGTGGCGCGAAACCCTTGAGCAGGCCGAGCGTGACATCGTGCCGAAGACGCGCGAGGTGATCTCGAAGGGCTCCCTCAACATCAAGAGGGGCGCACAGCGGCGATCGTCTGGTATCGCGCACGCCCCGAACTACCCGCGGACGATCACCTACGACACCGACGTCGACGGCACCCGGGTGTTGAGTGAGATCGGCCCGGACAAGGACAAGGCCGTCGGCGGTGGGCCTCACCGGACGCCTGGCAACCTCGGCCACATCTTCGAGTACGGCCTGAGCGATACCCCGGCGCAGCCGCACCTCGGCCCGTCGCTGGACGAAGAGGTCCCGAACGTCGAGCGGTATCTGGGCGAGCTCGGTGAGGACCTGCTGACGTGAGTGCCCAGGACCATGCGGCTGTGGTGCTGGACCGGCTGAAGACGTTTCGGGCTTCGCCGCCAGCGGTGTTCGACAACAAGGTCGATAAGGATGCACGGCCGCCGTATCTGTTGGTCCGGACGTCGCTGCTCTGGCTGGGTGCGCAGAGCCGGCCGGACGCGGTGAACCTGGCCAACGAGATCCGCAAGGCGACGTGCACGGTCCGGGTCTACGGCGTCGGTGAGTCCGCAGACGCCGCGCGGCTGCTGTTCGACTACGCCACGGACGCGTTCCTGAACTGGCGGCCCGTGATCACCGGCCGGGTGTGCATGCAGATGTACCCCGACGACACGTTTGAAGCGACGCCTGACGAACGGACCGGCGTCGCCTACTTCGAACAGGGCAGCGTCTGGTCGTTCACGTCAAGCCCCGCCTGATCACCGCCGTCTGGCGGATCCCTACCACCTGAAGGGAGCGCCGGATGGCGCTGAAAACTGTGGCCGGCGTTCCTGGCCAGACCAAGGTGACTGTCGCTCCGGCTGCCGTCACCGCTTCGGACACGATCTCCGTGAACGACATCGGTGATCGCGGTGTGCTGCTGCAGGTGATCAACGGGGGCGGCTCGCCGATCAACGTGACGATCTCCGACCCGAACAGCACGGCGGTCGGCAACCCCGGAACCACCACCCCGCAAGCCGTTGCGAACGGCACCGACGGGTGGTTCCGGGTCCTTCCGAACCACGTCAACCAGACCACCGGCGTCGCCACGATCACGTACTCGGGCATCACGTCGGTCACGTACAAGGCGATCCGCGCATGACCTGGATCAAGAACAACAGCGGCGAATACGCCTGGGTCGACGACCCTGACCAGGCCGCAGTCTGGACCCGAGTCCGCGGCTGGTCGGAGGCCGGCGAACCCGGCCTCGCCGACCGGATCCACGTCGTACACCCGGAATTCGGGCACGGCAACCCGCTCCCGGCCGAGGCGCTGGCCAGCGGCTGGGCCGCCATGGGCTGGGAGCCCGGCCCGCCTCCCGAACCGGTCGACCTCACCCGCGACGTGCCCGTCCAGATCACCGCGGACGTCACCCCGTACGTGCCCGCCATCAAGAACATCACGTCCGCCGGCGGCGGCGCTGAGAACGAGGAGTAGCCGTGGCCGACCAGCAAGTTGACGGAAACACCCGAGTCGTTTTCGCCAACATCGTCGCGCTAATGACCGCGCCGACCGCAGCCGAACTGAACGCCGCGCTGCGGCTCGACAAGACGATGAGCATCAACGGTCTCAACGGCTTCAAGCCGAACACCACCCGCGTGCCCAACGGCAAATTTAGCTCGAAGTTCGGCACGGCCCGAATGGGTCGGGTCGAACTGTCGATGGACGCCTTCCTGGAGTTCTTCAAGCAGGACGGCGTCGACACGATCTGGAACACCCTGCAGCTGAATGTCATGGGCTTCGTCGCCGTCCGGTACGGCATCGCCGCCGACACGGCCTTCGCCGCGACGCAGAAGGTCGACGTGTTCGCGGTCGAATGCGGGCAGCGATCCCGAGTCGATACGGAGCCGAACACCTACGCCCTGTGGCACAGCCCGCTGGCGTTCTACCTCGACCCCGCGTTCGAAGCAACCGTCGCCTGACCGCACCACCATCTGCCGCCACCCCCTGAAGCCGGGGTGGCGTTTTTCGTGCCCGGCCAGTCCACCCGAGCTGGCCGGGCGCTCCCTTCGGGAATCGGGTTGGAGAAACCGTGAGCAAGACCGTCGAGCAGATCGTCGCCGAGGGCCGCCTGCCCGAGGAAACCGTGAAGATCTGCCTCCGCGCCGACCTGGTCGCCGAACACGAACGCCTCGACACCGAACTCGAGCGGCTCCTGGAGACGCCGGTGCTGAAGTTCGGCGGCGACCCACGGCGCGCCCAGCTGGCCGAGCAGATCCGGGCACTCGAGGAGCAGATGGCCGAGTCGACCATCGAGTTCCGGATGCGGGCCATGCCGAAACGCAGGTGGCGCCGCCTGGTTGCCGAGCACCCGCCGCGGCGTACCCCTGATGACGAGGTTGATCCGCGTGACGATCGCGGCGTCAACAGCGAGACGTTCCTCCCTGCCATCGTCAAGGCATCCACCGTCGAGCCGGTCCTCAGCGACGAGGCATGGCTCGGCCTGCTCGGCCACACCGAGACCGAGGCCGAGGCGTTGGAAGCCGCAGGCAAGGCTGATGAGGTCCAGGACGGCAAGCTGTCCTCGCGGCAGCATGAGCTCCTACAGAACGCCGCATGGAACATCAACCGGGACGCGGTGGCGGTCCCTTTCTCGCCCGCCGCATCGCGGCTGACCCAGAGTTCCGCCGCCCGATAGAACTCGCCGACCGGCTCGGTGTCCCGCCATCACAGTTGGAAGGCCGTGAGCCGGCCGAGACGACCGTCTACGAGTACGCCGACGCTCCGGCCCGGCCGTGGTGGCTGCGCTGGCTCCCGTGGCGTCGCGCGCCGCGGCTGGTGCGGGCGGTCACCACCCGGGAGCCGCTGTACACCGAGCAGGACCGTGAGGAGCTGCTCGCCTACGCCATCTACCGCGAGGGCCTGTGCCCGGTCTGTGGCGGCGCGCTCGAAGAATGCACCTCGCACGAGGCGACCGGCATCCGTTTCAAGGCGCACCGCCTTCGCTGCCGACGTCGGGACGCCGTGTTGCGCGCGGCCGAAGAACTCGAGAACCCCCGGCGCCCGGAGGCGCTCGTCTGGTCGACGACCACCATCCGGAGGTGAGCCGTGACCCGGAAAGTCAAGGTTGAGCTGGCGGCCGAGGTCGCCCCGTACATCTCCGGGGTCAAGGCTGCCACGGCTGCGACGGAGGACCTCGGCGACGAGCTGGCCGAGACCGCCCGGAAGGGCGAAGGCCTCGAGAAGGCGACCGAGGACCTCGGCGAGAGCCTGGAGGACGTCAAGACCGACGCCGACCGGGCCGGCGACGCGATCGACGACATGGGCGACGCGGCCCGCCGCGCGGCCCGCCACGTCGACAAGCTCGACAGCGAGATCGCCGAGGCCCGCCGGGAGCTCGAGCGGCTCAGCGAGGAATGGGTCCGGGCGGACGAAGCGTCCCGGGTCGACCTCACTCAGGGCATCACCGCGCTGGAGGGCAAGCTTCGGGACCTCAAGAAGAATCGGTCGATCCAGGAAGCGCTGATTCCGAAGATCGAACCGGGGGAGGTCTTCGAGGAGTTCGGCAAGTCGGTGACCGCGACGGCAAAGTCGTCGTCGAGCCTCGGTAGCGCCGGCATTGCGATCGGCGCCACCATCGCCGCTGCCGCCGCGCCGGTGATCGGCGGCTCGATCACCGGCGCGCTCATCGGCGGTGTCGGTCTCGGCGGCATCGTCGGTGGTGTCGCGCTTGCCGCCCAGGACCCGGCCATCAAGGCGAAGGGCAAGGAGCTCGGGCAGAACTTCTTCGAAGGGCTGAAAGACGAGGCCGACGGCGCGTTCGCCAAGCCGGTGATGGACGCGATCGACGATCTGGAGAGCGCGGCCGCGACCTCTCTGCCGAAGATCGGCAAGATTTTCGACAACACCGCGCCCGGCCTGGAGGCCTTCACCGATTCGGTGATCGACGCCGGCGACGCCTTGATCGATAGCTTCGTGGTGGCGTCCGGCGAGTCGGAGGAGCCGCTGCGCGCGCTGGGCGACCTGGTCGAGACGGTGTTCGGCGAGGTCGGTGAGATGATCACCGAACTCTCGGACAACGCCGAGGACGGCGCGAAGTCGCTCGATCTGCTGGCCGACACGTTCTCCCTGGTGGCCGACACTCTGACCGTCGTGCTGGAAGCCCTCACGTGGGGCGGCGGCAAGATGAAGGACTTCACCGACAGCGTCCAGGCCCACCTTTGGCTGCTGGAGGACTTCATCCCCGGCCTCGATTTGACGGCTGACGGGTTCGACAAGGGCAGTGAGGCGGCGCTCAACTATCGGGCCGAGCAGGACAACCTGTACGCGACCACCTTGGACGTCGAGGTCGGCACCAAGGACCTGTCCGTCGCGACGTCGGAGCTCGCGGACAAGCAGACCGCCGCGGCGAAGGCCGCGGACGGGCAGCGTGCCGCGCTGGTCGAGCTCAGCAAAGAGCTGACGGGCGAGCTCGATCCGGTTTCGCAGCTGCTCGACGCCCAGAACAAGCTGACGGACGCGCAGAAGGCCAGCGCGAAGGCGATCAAGAAGCACGGCGAGGACAGCGAAGAGGCCGAGAAAGCGACTCGGGATCTAGCGAAGGCTGCGATCGATCTCCAGGGCAAGGCTGGGGCGTTGGGCGACACGTTCGATGGTCGGGTGTCGGCTGGGATGCGGGCGACGCTGCGGGCGGCGGGTCTCACCGAGACCCAGATCAACAACCTCGAGCGGCAGTTCCGTGAGGCGAAGGGCGCCGGCGACCAGTTCGCCAAGTCTTACCAGGCCAAGGTCAGTGTCAGCGGGATTGTCAACGCGTCGAAGGATGTCCGCGACCTTCAGAAGCAGATCAACCAGCTGCGTGGCAAGACGGTGCCGATCAACATCCGGGTCACGAAGCACGGCGAGATCACCTACGGCAACCAGGCCAGCGCGTATATGGCCGAGGGTGGCCCGGTCGTCGGGCCCGGCCCGAAGGGCGTCGACTCCGAAGTTCGTGTGCTGGCACCTGGTGAGCACGTCATGACCGCAGCTGAGGTCGACGCGATGGGCGGCCACCGGGCGGTCGAGCAGATGCGTGCGGACGTCCTCTCCGGCAGGCCCGGTGCGGCGACGTCGCGGGTCATGCCGGCCAGCGCACCTCAGCGGGTCGTCGTCGAGGTCCGTGGCGGCATCGACCTTTCCCGGGCTGACGCGACGGCGTTCGGGCAGCTCATGGCATCAACTCTGCGAACCGAGCAAGCGATCCGGACCGAGGTCAAGACGATCCTCGCCAAGACCTGACCGGGGGTGCACATGGACCTCACCACGGTGGCCCGGTTCCACATCGCTCCCGGGGCTGACCCGAGCGACCCCGACTCGTGGGTGTGGGTGAACCGCAGCCAGGACGTCAACCACGTCGACGGCGGGATCACAATCCGCGGTGGCCGGGCCGATGAGACCTCGCAGGTCGGGCCGAGCCGGGGCACCCTGCAGCTCGACAACGCCGGCGGGCATTACTGCACGGACAACCCGCTCGGCCGCTGGTTCGGGCTGCTCGAGCAGGGTGCCCCGGCCCGGTGGGGCACGATCTCCGGCGCCGACGCGTTCGGCACTCCGTCGGCGTCCGGGTGGGGGACGCCGGACGTCGGGATCTCGTGGACACACACGGTCACCACCGACGCGGAGTGGTCGATCTCTGGCGGCACCGGCCAGAAGGTCATGCCGGTCGCGAACACGGCACACAGCGCCCGGCTCGACGGCGCCCGCGCCCGGAACGGCGACGCGACGTTCACCATCATGAGCCCGGTCGTCGCAACCGGGGCGGCGCTGACGTTCGGCATGCAGGCCCGCTACACGTCCGGCAGCGACCACCTGTACTTCACCGTCGACCTCGCCCCGGGCGGGGTGCTGTTCGCGCAGATCCGCCGCCAGTACGGCGGGTCGCTGACCACCCTGGCCAGTGCAACCCTCGGCTGGACCTACAGCGCGAGCCAGCGGATCCGGATGCGCTGCCAATGGGACGGCCACCGCCTCCGGCTGCGGGTATGGCCGGAGGCCTCGCCCGAGCCGACCACGTGGGACCTGCTCGCCTCCGACACCACCTGCACCGGCAGCAACATCACGCTCCGGTGCTGGCGGGTCAACGGCAACACCAACGTGTCGCCGGTCTTCCACTTCGACGACCTCGAGATCGAAGCCGTCGAGATCGTCGGCACCGTCGAACGCTGGCCAGTCGACTGGGACGACACCGCCACCATCTCGTGGACGAGCATCGAGATCACTGGCATCAGCTACCAGCTCGGCCTCGGCCAGGAGCCGCTGCAGTCCCCGATCCGACGGCAACTCCTCGCGTCCGGGCCGTGGAACTACTGGCCGTTGGAGGACAAGGACGGCAGCCCGGCCGGATCGTCGGCGGTCACCCGCGCCCAGGCCGCCCGCCTCGGCGCCGGCGTGACGTTCGGCGCCCTCGACTGCCCGGCCGGTGCGCTGTCGGCGGCGACGCTGCCGACCGTTGGCACGCGCATCACCGGCACCGTCGCGCTGACGCGCCTGCAGACCAGCACCTCCGACGGCTACGCCGGCATGGCCTACTTCCGGATGCCGACGTTGCCGGGGTCGGAGCAGACCCTGATGGAGATCAGCGCGGTAGGCCGGGTCACCCGGTGGGTGGTTCGGGCCGCGGCCGTCGGGTGGTGGATCTACGGCTACGACGGCGGCGGCGTCGCCGTCGTGACGTCCGGGGTCCACCTGTACACCATCGACCCGACCCGCTGGTTCGCACTCCAGCTGGAGTGCGAAGAGACCGGCGGCGGCGCGAACACGAACTGGACGCTGATCTGGCACCAGGTCGGCTCGGACGTCAGCTACACCGCCAGCGGCACCTACGCCGGCCGCGCACCATGGCTGAACAGCGTGGCTGCGGTCGCGCCGGTCGACGGAACACTCGTCTCGCACATGTGGGCAGGCCCGGACGAGCTCCCGTTCGTTGACACCACGTTCATGCTGGTCAGCGCGGGTTACTCCAGTGAGCCAGCGTCCGACCGGATTCCACGGCTCGCCCTGGAAAGCGGCATGGAGATCGGCGTCGAGCCGGGCACGTCTGAGGCGTGCGGTATCCAGAAGCCCGGCACCGCGAACGCCGGGATCCGGGCGGCCGAGACCGCCGACATGGGCATCCTCTACGAGTCCGGCGCCTACCAGCAGTACCGGCCACACGGCGCCCGCCTCAACCAGGACGTGTGGATGACGTGGGCGATCGCCTCTGACGGTGACGTTGCCGGCCGGCCGCAGCCCGTCGACGACGACCAGCGCTTGCGGAACCGGTGGACGGTCACCCGCGAGGATGGCGGCGAGGCCACCGACGAGGACGCCGACAACATTCGTCGGCGTCGGCTGCGGCCGGACACCGCCACGGTCAACATCCACGACCCGGCCCGGCTCCGGGAGCACGCGTCGTGGCGGGTGCACCTCAGCACCTGGCCTGAGTACCGGTGGCCGTCCATCGAGATCGACTTGTCGGACAGCCCTGAGCAGCTGTCGCTGTGGCGGGGCCGGCCGTACGCGCCGCGGGTCACGGTGACTGGGGTTCCGTCGCAGGGCCCGACCGTCCGCGACCCGTCGCTGATCGTGGAGGGCTGGACGCAGGAGATCACCTCCCACTCGTGGAAGGTGACAGCGTCGTGCAGCCCGGCCCGGCCGTGGGATGTGGCCGAGTGGGACAGCACCGCGGCGCGCTGGGATCTGCGGTCATCGACGACCAGCGGCAGCCACGCTGCAGGCGTCACCACGATCACCCTGGCCATCACCGAAGACGAGGCCTGGTCCTCGACGTCGGCGTACGACCTCCTGATCTCCGGTGAGCTGATCGGCGTTCCGATCGGCGGCATGGGCGCCCGGACCGGCACGCCGGGCGCCTACCAGCAGATCCTGACCGGCGCTGTCCGCGCGAAGAACGGCATCTCCAAAACCCTGCCGGCTGGGTCCGAGGTCCACGTCATCCAGGGGAGGTGGTCGCCGTGACGACGTTCGAGTCCGGTCTGCAGGTGTTCGGCGGGGACATCGTCTACGCGTCCGACTACGCCGCTCTGGTGGCGTCGCTACCGAAGACGTATCGCAAGGACCTCGCCACGCCGCGGTCGTCGACGATCACGCTGGACGAGGACCCGGAGCTGGACGGGATCCCCTTGGGTGTCGGCGCGTACGACATCGAGCTGATCGCCTACTTCACGGTCGCCAACACGACCCCGAAGCTGAAGACCAGGTGGGGGTTCACCGGCACCATCACCAACACGCTCCGGCTCTGCCACGGCCCGGGTGCCAACAACGTCGGCGGCCCGGAAGCCGTCAGCGACGCGACGATGCGGGCGTACGCGCTGTCCAGCCAGGACGCGATCTACAACACGTCCACCTCGTCGGCGTACTCCGCCATCTCGGAGATCGCGTACGGCGTCGAGGTCACCGTGGCCGGCAACCTTTCGCTGCTGTGGGCGCAGTCCGTGAGTAACGCCAGCGCGGTCACCGTGCGGGAGGACTCCGCGTTCCGCGTCCGGAAGATCAGATAGGAGGCTGGAATGGCCTGGATCCTCGTGCCCTGCCTCGGGCAGCTGCGCACCGACCTCAACCGGCTCGCGCCGAACCGCGACAAGAGCAGCGACGGCACGATCGGCGACACCGCCCACCAGAGCCGCGTCAGCGACCACAACGACGACGAGGTCGGCAACGTCCCGATCCGCGACGCCGACTCGAAGCACGAGGTCCACGCCTACGACGCCGACGTCGACCTGCGCGAGCCCGGCCTGACGATGGAGCGGGTCGTCCAGCACATCGTCGCCCGCTGCCGGTCCGGCGCCGAGAAGCGGCTGCGCTACATCATCTTCAACCGGCGGATCTGGGAGGCGTCGAACGGCTGGCGCCAGCGCGCCTACGCCGGCGACAACCCGCACGACAAGCACGCCCACTTCTCGTCCTCGTACGAGACCTCCCGCGAGGCCGACACCTCGTCGTGGCACCTGGACGAACTGATCGAAGGGACCGACGACATGCCCATGCTGGTCAAGAAGGGCGACGTCTCCGAGCAGGTGAAGTTCTGGCAGTTCCTGCTGGGCAAGCTCGGGTACACGATCGCCACCGACGGGGAATACGGCCCGAAGATGGAGGCGATCGTCAACGAGGACCGGGCCAAGAAGGGCCAGGGCGCGAACCCGCAGATCTCCGCGTGGCACGCCGTCGAGCTGCTCGAAGACCTGGCCGCCAAGCACGCCGGCAAGCCGGGGAAGGACGGCCGCGACGGGGCCGACGGCAAAGACGGACGGGACGGTGCGCTCACCGGCACGCTCACCGTGACCGGCGGCAACCTGACGGTCGAGGCTGGGGCGTCGCATGCATGAGCACGCGGCGAGCATCCCGGCCTCGGCGGCCGGCAGTCTTCACCCTGACCAAGGACATCGGTTCGTGGCTACTCGGCGTGGGCCTGATCGTGCACCAGGCTGGGTTCGTGCCGGCGACGGACTTCAACATCACCCTGACGCTGCTCGGAGCCGTGCTCGTGGGGGTTCCCGGCGCGTCCCAGCTGCTGGCGCTGCGTACCGGTGGACAGCCGTCGGAGGATCCGCCTTCGGAATCGTCGTCGCCGTCGCGGCGATCGCCATCCGAGCAGCAGGAGGCTGACCGGTGAAGCGTCGCGGATGGTACTGGTGGGCCGCGCTGCTGCTGTCGTCGCTGACGACCGGCACCGCGGCGGTGGCGATCTCGCTGCACTCGCAGGCTGAGTCGGAGCGGAAGTTCTGCGAGATCGTGATCTCCCAGGACGATGCCTGGTCGGAGAGCACACCGACCACAGCGACCGGCCGGCGCGTTGCCGAGGCGGTGGCCAAGCTTCGGCGGGACCTGGGCTGCCCAGCCCGGTAGCGCGGCGGCGCCCGGCGGGTGGGTGGCTGTGACCTTCAGGGAGCCATTGCTTCCGCCCGGGCTCCGGACGTCCCGCGCTCTCAAGTCTGCTCCGCTACGGCCCGGCTCGGTAGCTGTTCACAAGATCCCGGGCTGGCGGAGGACCCACAGCCGTTGCCGGTCGGCGACCTCGAGGTCGGCGCCGGCCGCCCGATAGGCGTCGGCGAGCCGCTGCAGGTGGGTCCATCCGGTTTTCTCGATCCGGCCGAGGACGTTGCCGAGCTCGATGCCGTAGACGATCGGGTCGCGGGTGATCGCGTGGAGTTCAGCGACGGTTTGCTCGTCGACGTCCCGGCCGAGTGCCTGGATAAGTCGCTCGGCGTGGCCGGACACGGCCGCGGCCGCCATCCGCTGTTCGCGGTTCAGCTTCGCCCCGTACGGCACCTTCACCATCTCTGACCTCCTGAGGAGGAGTTCATCATGCTCGCTCGTATTCGCAAGGCCGTCATCGCCGGGGTCGGTGCCGGGATCGCTGCGGCGGCCGCCGTGGTGGCGAAGGCCGCTGAGACCGGGACGCTCGGCGAGCAGACCACCCAGCAGGCGATCGGCGCGTTCATCGCAGCCGGGACCGTCATGGGCTGGGCAACCTGGCGCGTTCCGAACGCCAGCGCGTGAACGCCTGGACGTGGGCGTGGATCGGTTGGGGCCTCTACTTCGCGGTCGTCGAGGGCCTGGCCCTGAAGAACCGCAAGAAAGGCGACACCCTCAGCGAACACGTGTGGGCGTTCCTCGGCTACCGCGAAGGCCGCGTCGGCCAACCCACCGGCACCGAGCGCCTACGCCGCTTCCTCACGCTGGCCGGGCTCGCCTGGCTGGTCGTCCACCTTCTGACCGGCGGTGTCTTCTAGCGCCGCGGCACCGCCCTCACCCCCAGATACGGAGACCCACCCGTGAACTTCGGCCAAGCGCTCGACGCCGTGAAGCTCGGCAGCAAGATCGCCCGCGAGGGCTGGAACGGCAAGAACATGTTCGTCGTCTACCAGAAGGGCTACCCGGACGGCATCGGCGCGAACGCCAACACCGCCGAGGCCCTTGGCGTCGACGAGGGCACGGTGCTGGTGTTCCGCCCGTACCTGACGATGCGCACGGTCGACGGCGAGTTCGTGCCGTGGGTGGCATCGCAGACCGACCTGCTCGCCGAGGACTGGACGATCGTTCTGTAGGTCAGAACCAGGCGTGCGCTTCCTGGGCGGCGAGGCGTGCGATGTCGTCGACCGACAGCCGCGGCACACCCTGCTCGTCGACGAGCGCCACCACACCCTCCGGCCGCTCCACACCCGCCCGCACCTGGTGGTCGAGCACCGCGACCAGCCGCGCCGCGATCCGCTCCTCAAGAGTCATCCGCCGACCGTAGTCCGAACCCAACGACAGCGCCCCGCCCTGTGGACAACCGTCCCGGGGCGGGGCGCTTCGTCGTGTCCAGGGTCAGGCCGACTCCAACTCGATCAGCTTCGTCTTGATCCGGATCTTCGCGTTCGGGCCCTTCGTATCCGCGTCCCGCACTACCGTGTCGAACCGGTCATGGGTCAGCTGGAACACGCCGATCATCGGCCCGTCCTCGATGCCGGTCACCTCGTACGTGACCCGCCACGTCGTGCCGAGCGGCACCCGCTCGCCCTCCCAGTCGAGCTTGATCTCAAACTCCACGGTGCAGCCGGCCGAGCCGAAGCACTCCTGATCCAGGATCTGCGGGGACAGCTTCGCGGCGGTCACCGGCGGCGTCTCGACCGGCGCGGGCGACGGCGCCGCGGTGGTCGTCCCGGCCGCGGCCGGGGTCGGCTGGGCCAGCTGCTCGTCGACGGTGGCGATCGCCTGCTCGGTCCGTGAGGCGGGTTCGTCGGAGCTCGACATCGCGAGGGCCGTTCCGCCGGCGCCGACGACGAGCGCCAGGGCGACAGCGCCGATCCACAGCCAGGGCCGTGGCTGGACGGGCGGCGGAGGGCTGGCGGGGTGGTGGTCGTGGCCGGGCGGGTACGACACGGTGTCTCCCGGGTGAGGGCGTGGGTGTGGGGTGCCGTGGCCAGGGTGGGGCGGCAAGTCAAGAGCATGGATGGTCCCGACGTGGCGCGGCCAGTGTGGACGGATGATCAGCGCCGAACTCCGGCCGAACGGCGGACCTCGTCTCCGAACCGTCTGATCGTTGGTCATGGCGTACCGTCGATATTGGCGGCCGGTTGTAGCGGCCGGCCGCCGCACCCTGACCGCTACCAGGGAGCACCAATGGACCCGTACGCTGACCCGCTGGCATTCGGCCAACGACTGCAGATCCTCCGCACCCGCCGGGGCCTCACCCGAGACCAACTCGGTGGCCTGGTCGGCCGGTCCGGGTCGTGGGTCAAAGGGCTGGAAGTCGGCCGTCTGAAGGTGCCGAAGTTGGACGTGATGCTGGCCCTCGCCGAGGCCCTGCGGGTCCGTGACCTGGCCGATCTCACCGGCGACCAGTCACTGCACGTCGACCTATTCGCCGGCCCCGGCCATCCGCGTCTCGCAGCCGTCAAAGCAGCGATCGACGCCTTCCCGATCGCCACCGCGCGAGAGGCACCATCGATCGCCCACATCCGGGCCCGGCTGGCGCGTGCATGGTCGGCGAGGCACTCGGCACCCAACCACCGCGAGGTGGTCGGTGCGTTGCTGCCGGAGCTGATCCGGGACGCGCAGGTCGCCGTCCGGCAGGCCGACACCGGCACGGACCGCCGGGCGGCACAGGCCGTGCTGTCCGAGGTCTACTCGCTGGCGCAGTTCTTCGTGGCCTACCAGCCGGATGCCGCTCTGCTCTGGCGGGTGGCCGAGCGCGGCCTGGTCGCTGCCCAGGAGTCCGAGGACCCGCACGCCATCGGCGTGGCCGCGTGGCTGACCGCCCAGGCACACCGCGACTCCGGGCCGACACACTTCGATGCTGCTGACGCGGTGAACCTGGAGACCCTCGCCTACCTCGAACCCCTGCTTGAAGACGCGTCGGATGACGTCCTGGCGATCGCGGGCGCGCTGACGTTCGAGGCCGGATACACCGCCGCCCGCCGCGGGACGGCCGGTACGGCATGGCGCTACTGGGACACCGCCCGCACCATGGCGGACCGGCTCCCGGACGGCTACTACCATCCCGTCACATCGTTCTCCCGGGCAATCATGGGGGCGCACGCGGTGACCGTCGCCGTCGAGCTCCGCCAAGGCGGCGAGTCGGTGCGGCAGGCTGTGGCGGCCGAGGCGACGACCATCCCGTCCCGCCCGCGTCGGGCCCGGCACCGGGTCGAGGAGGCGCGGGGGTACCACCTGAACGCGGAGCCGGACGTTGCTCTGGCCACCCTGGAGCGGGCGCACGAGGCCGCGCCCGAAACGATCCGCTACAACGGGTACGCCAAGCGGATCGTCCTCGAGGAGGCCGAGTCCAAGAGCCCGGCCCGGCGTCGGCGTGCCTCCGCGCTCGCCGTGAAGATCGGCCTGCTCGCCGCATAGCGAGGGGGCACAAACTGTGCCCGTTCTGCCACCAGCCCGCCCATAGCTTCGATCGCAGCGGCGGCGGGCTGCGGAGCCGTGAGAAAGCCACCCCTGCCCGCCGTCGCCCCGATCCCCCGGGAGGCGAGCGTGATAGCACAGATCGTCCAGCACCTGCTCAGGCACGACCGTGTCGCCGCGACGCGGGCCAAGCAGGCCGCGGCCCGCAGCGAGGCCGCCGCGCACAGCACCGCCATCGCAAGGATCCTCGACCAAGGCCGGAACCTGCCGGACCCGGCCGCCGCGCACACGAGGCGGACGGCATGACCGTGCTGCGCCACTACCCGCCCGGCGTGGTCCTCCACACCTCGTCCTGCCCGGACATCACCGGCCACTCGGCGCCCAGCCTGCAGGTCCTCCAAGCCGTCCTGAAGTACCCCAGCTACCGCTACTGCATGTGCACCGGCGGCGGCCCCGAGACCGCCCCGTACGTCGTCGTCGAGCGCATCGACTACGGCGACCACCTCTACATCCCGAAGCCCGGAAATCCGCCACGCGACGCCGTCCGGGCGCTCTGCCGGACCTGCCGCGGCACCCACGGTCCTGCCCAGCAGGACGACCTGGGCTCGGGATTCGTGGTCGCCAAGCCGGGACAACGCCGATGACCGCCGAACCGGAGGCCGGGCTGATCATGCCGCCGCCGGCACCCCGCCGCGGCGAGGAGATCCGCATCATCCGGCCGGGTGCACCCGACATTCGGATGCGGTTCGAACGCGTGGATCGAGAGGCCGGCTGGAACCCCGCGCCGGGCTGGCTGCTGCTGTTCGGCGAGATCCTTGAAGGCCTGATCAACACGGGCGGCTGGCGTTGGCGGACCCTGTGCGCCCGGCCCATCGAGCGCGGCGTCTACCAGATGGTGGGCGTCAAGCCTCAGCACCGATGACAGCCCGGCCCGGACCGCTGTACCCGTGGCACATCCCCGACATGGCTACGTACGACTGCCGCCGTTGCGGCGAACCCTGGCCTTGCGAGGATGCCCGGTTAGACCTGATCGAGCTGTGGGCGCCGGCCGAGTTGGACTTGCGCATGACCGCAGAGATGCGGCTGGCCGCCCCGGTCCTGCCGGACGTGCCGCTCGAACCGAGATTTCTCGGCTGGATCCGCCAGCTGAGGGAGGGATAGAGATGCAGATCAAAACCAAGGGCATGACGGTCGACCTGGGCGACGCGACGTGGACGAAGAGCAGCCGTTCCGGCGCGGCCGGCCACTGCGTGGAGATCGCGTTCGTCGGGCAGGCGACCGCGGTCCGCGACTCGAAGAACCCGGACGGCCCGGCGCTGGTCTTCACCGGCCCGGAGTGGGATGCGTTCCTGGAGGGCGCGAAGCACGGCGAGTTCGACAAGAAGGACTGACCCGAAGGGAACAAACGCCGGCGGTCGAGGAGCGATGGGCGCCCTCGGCCGCCGGCCTATTCGCCTTCCTCGCCGGGTTCCTTCGCGAGGTCGGGCCGGTGCTTCCGGATCCACCCCTCCACCTCGGACGCAAGCCAGACCCGGCGGCCACCGAGGACGTAGCCGGGCGCGGGGAAGTCGTCGCGGTCGATGATGCGCTGGGTCCACTGGCGGGAGTACCCGAGGCGTGCGCGGATCTCGCCGGTGCCCATGAGGCGGACGAGGCGACGCCTGGGTGTCATATCGGGCGACGGTATGGCTCGTGATGTTGGCCGACGGACCATTGGCTCTACAGCCAACTGTGCACGCGTCAAGGTGGCGGTTAAGGATCAGACGGGCACGTTTCGCTCCGGGAAACCTGAGAACGATTCAGCCGTTCGGACATCTGCCCGTAACCTTCGGCCCCAATGTGTGGTGACGTGCTCACAGGGGGTAGCCAGGCGCGGTGTTTGATGCTGAAAATATCCCCCTCACGGTTAACAGGGGTTCCTATCCCGGCATCGTGCCTGGTCAGGGACCTAGGGGTGGCATGTCCGATTGTGATCTGAGGGGAGATCCGACGTGACCGACACCAACAGCCCGCCCGAAGCCGCCGTAGTCTTCGTGCCCGTCTCGAAGGGAGAGATCACCGCGCAGTACTTCGCGCAGTGCATGACCCACTGCGCCGAAGCCGGCTACACATTCGCGGGCATCGTCCGCACCTACAAAGACGGGCTCCGCATGCTCGCCGACGGAACCGCCCAGGTCGTCATCGCCCGCCGAGACAACGTCGACCCCCGCGGCCCCAGAGTCGAGTTTGTTGGCGACGCCCCCCAACTCGCCATCCGCCCAACGCGACCGGGTTCCCCCGACCCCGACCGGAGTCGTCGCCCCCGACGGCTGCGTCGCGAGTAGCACCTTCCCGCGAGGCGCCACCCCACCTAGACAAGGAAGGTGGGGTGGCGCTTCATTGTGCCTACAGGGCGGCAACCGCGCTGGCCAACGCGCCCTCAGCGACGTCGACATATCGCTGCGACGTCGCGATGCTGGAATGACCGAGGAGTTCCTGAACGGCCCGGATGTCGTGCCCGGACGTCTGGTAAGTGCGGGTACCGAACCGGTGCCGGCCCATGTGGTTGTGGAAGCCGGCGTAGCCGAGCGCCTTCAGATGCTGCCGCACGCCGACGGAGATGCTGTTCGGAGTCATCCGCTTTTTCGTGCGGGCGCCGACCATCAGCGGCCCGGCTGGCATGTGCTGCACCCGTTCCCAGATGTTCGGGTGGGTCGGCACGTCCCGGTATTTGTTGCCCTTACCCCACAGGCGGGTGACCCGCTCGGTGACGTGCTCACGGTCCAGCCGGGAGATCTCGATACACCGCAGGCCGCCATACGAGGACAGGTCGATGGCGAGCGCCCACGGCATGGCGGCTCGCGCCCGGATGTCGGCCAGAGCATCCTCAGGCCACGGCTTCGGCCGGGCCGGCGGCGTTGGGACGTTCGGCAGCCAGACGGTGACGTCGTAGTCGACCCATCGGTTGGCGACTGCCCACCGCACGTAGCCGCGGACGATGGCGATGTAGTTCGATCGGGTGGCTGCGCTCCGGCCGGGCCGGCAGATCCAGGCGCGGATGCTGTCGGTTGACGATCCGAGGATGCCGCCGTCCAGCTCGATGTCCATGCGCCGCAGGATGGCCTCGTAGTGGCCGAGTGAGTTGTCGCCGAGCGGCCGAATGCCGAGGGCGCCGTCTTCACGGAAGAGCAGGTAGTCGCGGATCGGGTCGATGTCGGTGTCGTCCAT